AGCTCGCGCCGGATGCGCTGGATCGCGGCCCACAGGGCTTCGAGGCTGTCGTAGGTGTACGAGCGGTCGCCGTAGCGGACGGTAAGGACGCCGGCCGCGTAGGCTTCCTCGAGGGCCCGGAGCTGTTCGACCGTGAACGCCATGCCGCCTCGCGGGGACGGCGTCACCAGCGGTCGCGGCCTCGGCCCGGGCCCCGGCGGGTCCAGTAGTCGGCGCCGACGCCGCGGATCCGTCCCCGGTTGCGAGGTTGGGGCGCGTCGGCGTTATGCATCCAGTCACGATTCACCGGGGTGGGGTCCGGGACGGGATGGGGGGCGGGCGCCGGCTCGGGAGCGCGGGAGGCAGCGGGTTCGGGAAGGGCCCGCGGGTCGAAGAACCCCGGCCGCCCCATCTGGACCGAGTAGGCGGCGGCCAGCGCGTACACCATCGTGTCGAGCACCTCGTTGCGCCGGCCCTCGACGATCGGCCGCCAGCCCCGGATCTCCTTGCCCCGCTCGCGGTAGTTGACCCGGCGTTCGGCGGTGAGCTGCTCGAACCAGTCCGGGTACGTGCGCGGGATGCGCGCCGGCACGTGCAGGAACTTGGGGCCCGGGAGCGTCACCTTCAGGCACTCGTGCAGCTTGTCCTTCGTGGTGTCGGTGCCGACCGCGTAGAACTGGCCCTGGTGCTTCAGCTTCCCGGCCTTCCGGATAGCCTTGTCCCAGATGGGCTTCGCGGGGCCGCCCACGCCCTTGATCGCGCGCACGCCCCACTTCCGCCGGGTCCTCGCGTAGTCGTAGACGGCCTGGGTCCGGTGCCCGGAGTCCACGCACGTCGCTGCGGCCCGCAGCGTCCGCCCGTCCTCGGTAGCCCACCGCCGCAGCACCAGGTCGTCCAGCGCCGTCCACGTGGACTTGTCCAGCGGGTCCGACAGGATCACGTTGTAGGACAGCACGTACATCTCCCATCCGGCCCCGATCCCGAGCGTCACCGCCTCGAGGCGGTCGTCCTGCACGTCGACGCCGATCACGACGCAGAGCACGCCCGCGGGCACCGCGTCCCAGTCCGGGTCCAGGCGGTTGGCGAGCGCGTTCGGGTCGATCTGCTCGCCGGGTTCCGCGAAGGTTTCCGCCAGGCGGGTGTTCACGAAGGAGCGCAGTTCCTCGATGTCCCCGGCCTTGAGGCGCTCGTTCGCCCGCTCCCACTGGCGGGCCATGTCCGCCCACGAGTACATCCCGACCGGGGAGTACAGGGCGTTCAGGGCGAACGACGCGATCGTGCCGGCCTCCCCCAAGTCGGGACGTTCGGCCCTCCACTGGCCGAGGGGGAGGAAGAAGTTCTTGTCGCGGTTCTCCCAGGCCGCCCCGCAGTGCGCGCAGATGTATCGCGCCTCCTCGGGGTGCCCCGCCGGCCACACCAGCCGGTACGCGCCCGTCTCCGGGTCGCGCCATTGCAGCACCTGGAACTCGCCGCACTTCGGGCACGGCACCCAGTACCGGCGGCGGTCGCCCCGCAGGAACCAGGTCTCGATCTCGCTGTCGCCCTTCACCTTCGGGGACGACACGATCAGGGTCTTGCGCATCTCGTCGTAGGTCGTCTGCCGCCCGAGGGCCAGCGACACCGACGACCCCGCGTAGGAGACGTTCGCCTTGTGGTCGTCCGCCTCGTCCAGCAGCACGTAGCGGAACGTGGTCGACGTCAGGCCCGACGCGGCCTGCGCGCCAACCAGTTTCAGGTAGCCGCCCGGGAAGGACTTCATCTTGATCGTGTTGTCGCGGTTGCGGGACTTGGCCTCCGCGACGCGGGATCGCAGGTACGCCGAGTCCCGGATCATCATGTCCAGCCTGTACTTGCTGAACTCCTCGGCCTTCGTGTCGGTATCGACCACGACCAGCATGGGCCCCGGGTAGTACCCGACGACCGACGCGATGAAGGCCTGCCCGACGATGGTGCCGCCGATCTGGACAGGCTTCATCACCACGACCGTCAGCGCGGGGTTGTCGGGGGAAAGGCAGTCCATCGGCTCGCGCAGGAACGGCGTGCGGTCGAGGCGGATCGGTCCCGGTTCCTTGCTGTACTCGCGCGACAGGACCATGTCGCGTTCCGCGATCTCGCTCACCGACATGCGGGATCGCGGACGGCAGGCCGTACGGATGGCGCCGTGCAGGGGCGCCTTCGCCCGTTCCGCGTCGCCGCTCGCTGCCGGTGCCGGCGTCATCGCATGGTCTCGTCGCGGGGCTTCATCGGGATCGGGGAGGCGCCGGTCCGCTCCAGGACGCCGGGAACGCCGGTGAACCGCTGGAAGCGATCGACGATGACGTCGCAGTACGCCGGGTCCAACTCCATCAGGAACGCGTGCCGCCCGGTCTGCTCCGCGCCGATCAGCGTCGAGCCCGACCCGCCGAAGAGGTCCAGCACGTTCTCGCCGGGCCGCGACGAGTACTCGATCGCGCGGCGGGCGAGCTCCGCGGGCTTGGCAGTGAGGTGTTCCATCTGCGGCGGGGGGATCTTCTTCACGTGCCACAGGTCGGTCGCGTTGTTCGGCCCGAAGAACTGGTGCGCCGCACCTTCCTTCCAGCCGTACAGGGCCCACTCGTGCGCGCCCATGAAGTCCTTCCTGGTCAGGACGGGCCATTCCTTGTCCCAGATGATGGCTTGGGAGAAGTACAGGCCCGACTCCCGCAGCGCGGGGGGGTAGTTGCCGAGGTTGCCGTAGCCGCCCCAGATGTAGAAGCCGCGTCCCGACTCCAGCACGCGCGCGGCGTTCCCAAACCAGGCCCGCAGGAGGCGGTCGAATTCCTCCTCGGTCACGAAGTCGTTCAGCAGCGGACGGTCCTTGGCGCGCATCTTCTTCGTCGTGCCCTTCGCCTTCTCCGGATGCCGGGCCAGGTCGAGGGCCTGGTGGTGGGTCGTGGTCTGCGCCGTGAACGACGACAGGCCCGCCGCGATGGCGTTGTTGCTGCGCGGTTCGACCTTCACGTTGTACGGCGGATCCATGTTCACGAGATGGATGGCCGACCCGTTGACAAGACGGTCCACGGCAGCCGGGTCGCTCGAATCGCTGCACAGGAGCCGGTGGCCTCCCAGGATCCACAGGTCGCCCGGCTGCGTGGTGGCGTCCTCGGGCGGTTCCGGAACGTCGTCCTCGTCCGTCAGGCCGGGGTTGCCCGTCGAATCCGTGTCCGCGAGGATGCGATCGATCTCGGCCTCGTCGAACCCCGTCAGCGACACGTCGAAGTCCATTTTCTCCAGCGCGACCAGTTCCTCGCGCAGGAGGGCCTCGTCCCATCCCGCGTTCAGTGCGATGGCGTTGTCGGCCAGCACGTAGGCGCGCACCTGGGCCGGCGTCAGGTAGTCGAGGCAGATCGTCGGGACCTGCTCCATCGCCAGGCGTTCGGCCGCCCGGACCCGGGCGTGGCCGGCGACGATCGTGCCGGTGGCGTCCACCAGGACGGGGTTCGTAAACCCGAACTCCGTGATCGATCGCGCGACCTGCTCGATCTGCGCGTCCGAGTGGGTCCGGGCGTTCTTCTCGAAGGGCCGGAGCTCGCGCACCGGCCGCATCACAATCCGGGGGTCCGCCTTCATCCCTCACCTCCATCGGCGTCGGCCCCGACGTAGGGGACCGCGGCAACCGCTCGCAGGGCCGTCTCGATCTCGTCGCGCAGGATGTCGCGCATCGCCCGCGCGTCCAGGCCCACCAGGCGGGCGACGACCCGCTCGGGGATCGCCTCGACCCTCGTCTTGATGTCCGTGACCGCCGAGACGTAGATGCGCTCGGCCGCCTCCCGATCGATCAGCCGCCCCTCCCGGGCCTCGATATCGAGGCGCAGGGCCTTCACCGTCAGCGTCTCACGGGCGATCCGGACGCGCAGCAGCTTCGCGCTGTCGCCCACCGCCGTGTCGAGTCCGTCGTAGGACCGCACCGGCGCCGCCCCGGCGAACCCTCGATCCGGCTTGCCCCCCAGCGTGGGGTCGCGGCCGGCGTTCGCCTTGGCCGCAGTCGCGGCGCGGTCCAGGGTGCCGTCCGGGCGGTTGACCAGGAAGCCCCGGGTCCGCCACCGCTTCACCGTCGCCTGGTCCACGCCCAGGACCTTCGCGGCCTCGGCGTTCGTGTAGGACCGTCCGTCCTTCGGCTTGCCGCTCATCTCGATCCCTCCACGCACGCGCCCATGGCCGGCGCGCCGATGCGGTAGTCCTTCAGCACCGCCCCCTCGGAAGCCTGGCCCCGCAGGTGCATCGGCCTCCAGAACGTCCCGACCTGGGATCCGAACATCGGCCTCTCGGAGGTGTAGGTGGCGAAGTGGCCCCGGCAGATGTGCAGTGCCCGTGCGAGGCCGTGGACATCCGAGGCGCCCTCCCTCCGCAGAACCTGCTTCATCGGGGCGATCTGCAGGACACGCCAACGGACGGGCGGCGTTCCGTGCCGCTTCATCCAGGCGCGGGAGAAGCGGGAGTCCGGCGCCCGCGCGTCCACCGCGACGTTCTTGCAGTGCATGAAGCTGATGGCCAGGAAGGTCGGGCCGAGGAAGTCGTGCGCGACCTCGGGCCCCAGCGGCGAGGTCGTGTGGAACCTGCCAGTCCGGGACTGGCCCCGTTCGTCGTCAGGGGCGCCAGGCAACGGCGCATAGGTCGATGCCACGCAGCGGCCGGTCGCCTTGTCAACTGCGAAGTAGAACCCCTCGACCAGTGTGGCGGAATGGTTGGCATGGGCGCAGAAATAGAGGTCCGCCACGACGCCCACGCTCCCGGCGGGCCAGCGGATGTTCGGGTTCGCCGCCTCGGGGGGATCGCAAGTCGACATCAGAACTCCAACGTCGAAGCCGTCGCGGCCCCCGCCGTTGTCGTACTCGGTCCACATCCACGGGAAGGGCGCCACGATGTTCGGGAAGTCCTCGTCGTGCCACTCGCGGCCCGTTTCGCCAGTCCCGAACGAGGCCATGTAGTCTTCGACGTTCTGGATGTTGACGACGACTATGTCACCGGGCCGGACCTTCTCGCCCCACCGGAACTGGTCGAACACCCGGTCGAACATGCTGACCCGAGGCTGAAGGCGCTTCGAGAAGTCACGCATGGTCGGGTTCCTCCAGCGGGTTGCCGCAGGGGTCCACGTAGCGGACGGGGAGACCGAGCGCCTTCGCGGCGGCGAACTCGGCCTGGACGCCGTGGCTCTCGCGCCAGCCGGCCACGCAGGCAACGGTCAGCGAGTCGCAGGCCGAGAGCATCCGGCGGTCGAGGCGGCCCCAGTACTCCCACGACACCGGTAGCCGGCCCGACAGCGCGATCCCGTGCCCATGGGCGACCGGCGAATAGACCAGGTCGCCGCGCGCCGTCATCACCGCGGCGATGGCACACGCCGCCCGGTAGCGCGCCTCCCGGATGGCCGGGTCCGCGTCCGAGTAAGGCGTCGCGAGGTACGTCAGGGGGTCGCGCTGGACGAACTGGACCGTCCGCCCCGGCGGCACGTACACGATCTCCCCGGGCGCCAGGCGGTCCCGTGCGCCGGATGCGCCGCATGCGCAGGAACCGGCGCACGAACCGGCGCATCGGGGGTCGGATTCGGTCTGTTTTGCGCCGGATGCGCCGGTCGTGTCGCAACCGCGAGAGTCCGCGCAACGGCCACAGGTAAGGTC